TTGTAGTTGGTGCAACATACTGTGTAGTTTCAAAGTTATTACTATCACTATCTGTACAACTTTCACCATTTTCTATGTCACCACAGACACTAAATGTCCAGTAAAAAGTTCCTGTTTGTATGTTTGTATAATCTAATGTGTATGTTCTAGCAGTGGTATCTGTAATGATTACCCTATCCCAAATAGAATTATCATAGCTGTAGTTAATATGAAATTCGTTTACTAAAGTATTCCCATCTGTATATTCCCAGGCAAAATAAACATCTTTACCTTGATAGTTTACAGATACATTTGTTGCGTCATCAGGTACAGCAGGTGGAACAGTAGTAGTTGTAGTAGGAGTAGAACCATAATCACAATCAATACTTACAACACTTGTCCATTCAGAATAACTAGCATCTGTGTCATTGTCTGCTCTAACTTTTGCATAAAATGTATCTGCTGTTGTACCAAATATATTTTCTCTATAACTAGCAGTAAAAACATAACTTTTATAAGACAATGCTTCTTCCCAACCAGTACTGTTAGCTACTGCATAATTAGTTTCTACAAAGTTGTCATTACTAAATGCTATAGCGTATCGTTCAGGTGGACTATCTTCAAAACCATCACTTTCTTGCCAAGTAACAGTTATGTCACCTTTAGTTGTATCACCATCTGCATCACAAGCTATAGATATATCATAAGGTGCTTGTGTAGGAACATGGTTAGCCATAGAAATAGGCATAGGATAAATAAGTAAACCTACAACTAATAATCTAAGAAAAGTATTTATTTTGCTGATATTCACTCCTGCGTAGAGTGTATTATATCATAAAATATTAAGGCAAATCGTCTTCTGTTAATTCCCAGCTAATGTGATATTGTTGATGAAAGTTTGCTTGTGATGAAACTTTATTTCTTTTTTTCTTTTTAGGTTTGCCATACTTAGCTTGGTTTAACTTATTATAGCTAACCAGACCTGCTGACATTTTTCCTAAGTAACTTTGTAAATCATACATAAGAGATACATAGTATCATTATAATTTCTTAAGAGTGGTTTATTTATATTAAATCTTTGTTTCTAAATATCAGCTATCGACAACAATTCGCTTCTATCCAAGCTAATCTAGTTTGTATTTCTCTGACTACCATTAAATCTTGTTCTTGGTCCATAAGTTCTGATTCAAGACGAATAACTTGTCTTTTAATTTCGTCCCATTCCCATTTTTCAATTTGAACATATTGGTTAGTATCATTAGTTACTTCTAATTTCTGCACTTTCTCAAACAGAACAGCAATATCTCCTTGAACATAAGTACTCTCTTTAAGAGCAGTAAATTCATACTCTATATTGTTCATTCTGTCATCAATGCCTTGAAGAGTGTTTACTATTTCACCAGCAGTTGATAAACCTGTTCCTATTGTTCCCATAAGAGCTAGAGCAGTTGCTATTAAACCTAGATTATCTTTTATTTTTTTAAACATTATATTCTATGGCGTGTCCTTCTTTAACCATTAACTGATTAATATCAACACCGTTGTTAAAAAATGTACCAAGAACTCTACCGTACTTACCAGTACCATGAGATTGTAATTCTATGTCGTCTGATAGCTCTAAAGTGTCAACTAAAAAACTTTTTGCAGCCAACCCTCTTGCTTTCTCTTCCAAATCTCTTGTTCGTGATTCCGGAGCATTAATGCCCATGAGTCGAACACGACATTTATGCCACACATTAAAACCCAAATCAATTCTAACATCTACTGTATCTCCATCTACTACTCTTAATACCTCTACTTTGTAATAATACATTACTTACTTTTACCCGTTACAGAAGCCAAAGCTCTTCTTTGCTTTCTGTTAAGGTTAGGGTAAATTTGTTTAGGCATTGTTTTAATTTTCTTCATATAAATATTTTAGAGTATAAACGACAACGGAGCGGTTAAACCGCCCCGAAGTCCACGCACACCTGCACTCTTTCGAGCGCTCTCATTTCTGAGACCTTAACCCTTTGGTATTTTCGACATAAAGTCGAATGGTGCGTCTTCCAGTGCGTTCTGGATGACTGCAACAAGGGCTGATGCTCCGGCTATTAAGCCAGCCATCAAAACATCTGCTTCAAACATTCCTGCTTGATTAGCCATTAGTACACCAGCAAATACTTGCACGGCAGTTCTAATAGCTCTTATAGCTACATCTTTCCAGTAACTATTCTTAATTGGTTTCTTTTTAGCTTTTGCCAAAATATCTCCTAACTTTTTTGATACGCGAAGCTAGTATCCCATGTAATCTTACCAACTATACCGTCAGCTTTTAATCCATGTTCTTTTTGGAAAGCAATACATCTCTGTTCTGACTTTCCTCCATATATACCATCTCCACTGAGTCCAACAGCTTTTTGCCAATCAGACACATCTTTTCCTCTAATTAAAGGTGCATTGCGCTTAAACAATCTACCCGGCCATTTAGGCACTACAGAGAAATCGTAAATTTGTGTTTCTTTTTTTTCTTCTTCTACTTCTTCAAATTCTGTATCGACATCATCATATTCTTCAACAGTGTCAACCATACCTTTCATGTAAGCAAAGAATTTATCCCAATCAAAGTTTGCACCGGGGTCAGTTCTTCTACCCGGGTCGCATTCTGCATGTGATATAAAACCTTTTTTTCCTGCATTCCACTCATCTATAGTTACTCTCTTCATAGGAATATCATAGAGTTTTGCTTTTTCTGCACACCAACTAGCTGATAGGGCGATTACTGCTTCTTCAAAAACAGGGTCTTCGCCCCACTTACCAGCAAAGTAGGCAATCTCTAATCCTAAAGATTTACTATTTGAACCTCTACAATGAAACGCTGTAAAGTCATCTGGGACTAATTCTACTATCTCTTCATCATCAATTACTACATGAGCAGAAGCTGTTCTGTCAGTAGTTGACAAGTATTTCGCAATGTTTACTGCTTTTTTTCCACCTTCAGCAGTGTGCACCACGATTCCTTGAATTTCCTTAGAGCGTGTAGGATAGTATTGCCCTCTCTTACCGTTACTGCGTAACTTAGCATTAGGGTTCTCATTTTCTACTAAATAAGACATTTGTCTCCTATATAATTATATTTACTAATTGTATCACAGCTAGTAACAGAACAAGTTTTTCTAGTCTTGAAGCTTTGTCGGACACTTCTTTTATATCTTTTTTATATTGTTCTGATTTTTTAATAAACTTTATCTCTGTTCCGCGAACAAACTCTTCTAAATCTTTTTTAAGTTTATTTATAGATTTAAACAATTCTGCTCCATCCATTATAGAACTTGCATATTATCCCAAGGAAGTTTGTTATCCTCGTTTTTTACAGTAAAAGTAAGAGTTCCAGAGAACGAGTTTTTACCACTTAAAGACTCAAACCATTCCGAACCACCATCAACAGACGGTGCTTGCATAAGAGTACGCTGACCCTCATTTATAACAAACAAATGATGATAATGACCGGATAGCAAAATGTCTACATCACCTGCATCTGTTTTACCAAATGCTTGTCCAGATAGCCAAGCTACAGCTTTCTGGTGTGAGTATTTCCCGCCCGTACGAAATTGGTGGCCATGAGCTGCCCCTAGAATGACACCATCGATGTCTAAAGTTAGATATAGCTCATTATCGGGTATAACAAAAGATACATGCTTAAACGCTTTATTTTCTGCAAGAATTTCTTGTGCATGGTCAAATATAGAAACATCCATATTATCACCCCAATTAGTAAAAGCTTTACCGTTCTTACGATTTTCACCATGATTTCCGGGAACGCAGACTACAACTACTTTATCAAATTCTGGTGCCCATTCTTTTAGTGCCTTAACTAAAAGTCTTCTAGCTACCATTTCTTGACGGCGTTGGTCGAGCTCGACTGAGAAATTTTGCATGGCGTAATGGTCTCCACACCCTTCAACGAGGTCACCTAATCCAAACACATAAAGTTTGTTTATAGGATTACCAGCTTTACGAAGCTCTTTCACTCTGTCTAAAACATCGGGTATCATTTGAGTTATTCTCTTAACAATTCCCTCTGTTCCATCTCCATCGCGTTTTCCCATTTGCCAATCTGATAAGCAAACAACCATGCTACCGTTTTCTTTTGTTTTAAGTTTACGAGCAGGTTTTTTAACTTTTTTAATTTCTGCTACTAGCTTGTCAAAGTCTAAATCATTTTCTAAATGTTTTTTAGACCTAACATCTGCTTTGTAATAGAACATTCTTTGAACGCCCTCAGATGTTTGCATATCCCATGTTCTAACATGAACTGGCTCTATAATTTCAAACTCATTAGGGTCAAACCCTAACAGTGAAATATACTCATCCCATTTTTTACTGGCTTCTTTTTTAGATTTTACAGGTCCAGAACTTACAAAACTTTTACCACCATTAAGAACAATTCCCGGTTCCCAACCTTTGGGATGTTCTTTTTTATCTTTAGTAGCGTTTTGTATTGACCTTACAGCTTTTGCGTATTCATCAAGACCGCTCATCAAGCGCTTCCTTTAGCTGGTGACGAAGAGTATGTATGGATAAAGGACAACTTTTTTCCTTTATTAACCATCTTGCTACTGTACTTACAGAATAACCTTTACTTATACCTGTAACAGCTTCTTCCCAGAGTTTTTCGTTCTCTGATGTTTTTTCTCTCCATGCAACCCTGCTAGATTGGCTTTTTTCGTCTTTAGCAAATTCTTCTAAAGCACTCATACTTTTATTCTTCTTCTACAGAAGCAGGTGCTTGTGCTGGTTGATTAGCTTGTAAAATGCTTCTAAACCTAGAATTTTCTATCTCTTTATTTGCTACTTTTGCACCTAAGTCTCTTATAGTTGCATCTGCTTGTTGTATTTGTTGAAGTAAAGATGAAACTGCATTACGCAATTGCTCTTCATTCATATCTTCGAGTTTGACATTATCAGCCATTTATCCTCCAATTAACTATTACTAACTACTAGTTTAGCATAGAAATTGTGGGCTGTTGGTATTTAGATTGTTTTAATTATTTGTCAAATTGCTTACAGATTTTTAGATAAAGGTTTACCATATCATCTGCATCTTGTACAAGATTAATTCCTTTAATTCGCATATAATTAAACTGTTTTAACACAGTTTCTTTAAATTGCTCATCATCAATTAACTCATCAATTGCATCTTCGCGTTTTGTCCCGTCTGGGAATTGTGGTATATTCATAAACTACATTGTAGCATATAAAAAGCGAAAGACCCGATATGTGGTGGTTCGGGTCTTTCTTACCTAATGGTGGTTAGGTTAAATCTTTATTTATTATATCATATTATTTTATTTAGTTGTTATTAATCCTCATCTAATACCCAACCTTGTGTATTGTCAGATTCGTATAATTCTTCATCCCAAAGATATGATTTTCCATCTCCTCTTGGTCTGTCAAAAGGTGGTTCCCAAATTAGTGTATCTTCATTTAGTGTCCAACTATTAAAAGGTTGTGGTGGAATAAAAACATCATTTACTTCATCATAAGTTCCATCTATTTCTGCATAATTGCCTCTAAAAGGTGTTCCATCAAGTAAATGAGTATTCATTTGAGTATTGTACGATGTTCTTTTAACATCAACTGCTTCTGGGTGTATATTTATAATTTCTGCTAAATATTTTTCTTCCCAATCTACAAGTTCTCCATTTATAAGTTCATCTTCATCTCTACCAGTAATTACATTTATTACTATATTGTTTTCATCTAAAATTGCATAATGAGCCATATTAACTAAACCTTATTGTTCCACTACCACCTGTAAAAGTAGTAGATTTAGTTCCATCACCGTGTGTAGTTGTTGATTCATTTAAAGTATTATTTACATCGACTAATGTATATGCATCTGGATATCTTAAAACTACTATTCCACTTCCACCACCACCAGTACCACCAGCACCGAAAATAAAATCTCTACCACCTCCGCCACCACCACCTGTGTTAGTTGCACCGCTACCACCGTTACCGCCAGAATTAGCACCACCACCACCTCCACCAGCTCCTCCGCCACCTATACCACCACCACCAGAGTTACAACCTTTTCCTCCACCACCAGCTCTTATTGTGTTAGTTCCAGTAATTGTACTGTAATGTCCACTACCACCACTATTTGAAGAGCTACCACCTTGACTAGCACCACCACCACCACCATAGTTACCATTGTTACCTTGACCAGATATACCACTACCATATCTAGCACCTCCAGAACCACCACTTCCTCCACCACCATTGTATCCACCACCACCACCACCTTGTGTGCAACTTATTGTTGATGTACCTACAAATGAACTTGTTCCACCACCACCACCTACTGCTACCGAATAATCTGTACCTGATACAAGTGTTTGTCCAGTTTCTACAGCAGCGTTTCCACCAGATATATTTCCAGTACCCCAAGAAGTTCTATAACCTCCAGCACCTCCTCCACCACCGTTATCATTACCACCACCGCCACCGCCAGCTATTACTAAATAATCAACAGTAAATTCTGATGGACCTCCACCTGCAAATACAAATCCTGCGGCACTACTTTTTAAAGGCATATTACTCCTTAGCTAAAATCTTGTACTGCATTTAAAAATACATTACTAGCGTCTGCATCAAAGAATAAGAAAGTTACTAAATCTATACCACCAAGTGTTGATGACATTGTAAATCCTGCACCACCAGCTGTTTTTACAGTTGCCGCAGAAGTATTTACTGTTACTGCGTCTATTGCAACAGTATATGCTGATGAAGCATCTTGTGTAATTTTTATTGTAAATCCAGCAGTACCATCTGTCGGTACATTTGTAAAGTCAATATCTGTTACATTTTCTGTAAGAGTTA